CCGCAGGAAGTCCGATCCTTTCCACTAACATCAAGATAGATTCTACTTCCATAAGACCTTGAGGTTGTGGTGGTGTATGAGAAGGAAAATGATGGTCCATTTAAGGCTTTGGATACTTGTCTTTTACAGCTTTAATCTTAGCTTTCCAGCCATCCATATCATGGTAAATCTGATCAAGCTGTTCAGGGATTGGGTCGTAAGCTACGGCTCGGTCACGTTGATACTGTTTGGAGTCGTAGTCTGCTTGGAGTTCAGCTTGTTTTGCTTGAATTGCTTCATCACTAGGTATTTCTTTTTCACTATCCCAATCTAAAATTTCACTATCATTGATCATAGTAAAATTAGAATCTGGTACTAATGCTTTTATAGCTTCCAGTTTAAAGCTCATCCTGCAATCTCCATTATTGTTACTACAGTAGCTCCATACCTTCCCCAATCACCACCCGTACTATGCGCATTTCGACCTATAAAAGAATTATATGAGCTACTAGAAGCTGATTTCCACCATACTTGTACTTCTTTTTTAGCTGAATCTGTCCCTGTGGGTGTAAAAAGAGCAGTCATGTAAATTTGTGATCTTTGATATTGACTATTAGTAAAAAGGTTTGTGGATGCTAATGCTCTATCAGCATTTTGTGCATCCCCACCACCAGCATTTGCTTCGCTTCCAACATAGTCAGTAAAAGTAAGTTGATTACCTAATATGTTCATACTATTTTGATAAAATGTAAAAGAAGTAGCACCACTCCAATGACCTCCTTCTTCCTCAGCATATATTCCACTAAAAGTACAATATAGTTTAGAACCCGATTTTAAGTTATTAGGTAAAGTGCATTTGTAATATGTCGTAGCCCAAGAATTTTTATTTCCAGACCTTATAACTGATGCTTGAGTTATAGATTGGTTTATTTGAATCACATGACCAGCAGGGAAAGTCACATCTGAATGTAAAGTAACCGCACTAGAACTAAGGGTTGCTAAAGTCTTAGTTGCTGATCCGTCTTTTATATTGTCTACTTGAAGATCGCTAGGCATGATTATTATTCGGGTTTAGTAGGCCAAGTTAAATTATCTAAGTCGCTAAAATCCATGTCTCTTAATGTTTGTCTGTATGTCACCCATTCTGCTTTTTTTGAATCGGTTAATCCTCTATCGGAAACCACCATAGAATCTGATTGTGCAAGTAATGAATTCCGTATAGATCGTTGTTTCATTTCCTTGAATTTTGTTTCATCTGTATAAACAACAGCATCACCATTTCCTGTTTTTATTGTAAAAGTAGCCATATTAATCTGCTGTAGGTAATTTTAATCCGTAACAACTCCACCAAGAATCTTTTTCAACACTAGCATCTCCATTATAAGTCAGAAGAAAACCCGAAACATAATTAATATCATTTACATTAATATGTCCAAATCCCCCTTGATAATAATCACCATTATCCCAACCAGTTTGACGAAATATTGCTTGAGGACGAGCAGGGTTGTCACTGGTAGCAGTTAATGTGTGTCCATCTACTTGAGGAAAATCAGATGATGATGCAAAACAATTGTAAAATAACATTTCACAATTATAACCTATTGAACCACCTGCTATATCGTTCCCAATTTGTGCGTATGAAACCCCTGCTCCATTAACAACACCTTGTGGTGAATTTGTGTGAGTCTGCATATAATAACCATAATAATAGGTTGACGTTTGTATTGCAGCATTACTTGCATTTAAATATCTAAAATAGATGTCCGATCCATCAGTAACAGCCCCCCAATGAATAATTAATTTATATGCAGTATATTTTGACGAAACCACGTTGCTCATTTTTGTCGTAGTCGTGCCATCAAAAGAGGTTGCAGTATTAGCACTATACGATATTGTTTTAATGTGTTCCCACCCATGAGGATTTGCACCATCTGTAATGGTTACACCACTCCCAATAGTCCCTGCACTTAAAGATCCGCTTAAAGAAACATTACCAGTAGAATTAGCAATCGAGATTCCAGCCGTTCCGTCTTTTGCTTTAACAGATGATACTTTTATTTCAGAACTCATAATGCCTACTCTTTAGGATATTTTTTCTTGATTTCATCAACATTAGTTTTCCAAGCATCCAGACCTTTTTCTGTAATAAATTCTATTTGTTCCTGAGCAGATCCATACTCTTTTAATCGCTTATCTTTGTAGGTTTCTACATAAGGTTCAGGCTCTTTTTGTTTTGGAGGATCTGGAATTTTAGTTGTTACCCATTTTGATCCGTCAAATTTACAAGTATGAGTTTTAGAATCAAATTCTGGAGGTTTAACATCAGTACAATTTCCAGGCATTAAATAACCACCACCTAACGGATCTTTTTGACGGTTTCTTGGTGATGCGTTGTCTTTATTGTAAGCAATCATTTTCAGTATTTTATGCAGTATTTAACACCAGCGTTGAAGGGTCGGGTTTCATTGCCTGACCTTGGTGTTCCGTTCACCCCTAATTTTGGATCACCAGTGTCAAACGTGCCAACTATTGTGCCAGAAGTTGAACCATAATAAGAACCTCCAGCAATATCGTTTGCGGCATTTGATGCGTGTCTATGTCCTTGCATCTGGTCATCCTGAAAACTACCAACACTAGGCCCAGCAAAATGTGCGGAACCATTCTCTCTAGCGTCTTGATGCGTATTATGCGTACCTGTACCCCTCAAAAAAGCACCTTCTAAATCTGGTAATGCAAAGGTACTTGACCCATCTCCTGCACCCCATGTTGTTCCTATTGCAGTAAATAAATCTGCATAGGTTGTTCTTGAAACCGCAGATCCGTCACAAGCAAGCCAACCAGTAGGTACTGAAGACATACCAAAAGGTGCAATCATTCCCACTAATATGTCTATTTTGTTTTTTCTAACAACCGTCATACGATCACCAGAGTTCCATTTACAGTAAGAGTTCCATCAACTGTTATTGGTCCTGCCATCACTACGTTTTCATCTGCCGAAATCGTTACAGTTCCCTTAATGGTTTTAGGATTCCTTAAAACACCTGTTAAATTAGAATCAACATGTCCTGTAATGCCATTAGCATCACCTTTTGCTGAAATTGGGATTCCGTCTGCTCCAAATGATCCTGCTCCTGTTCGTTTCATAACATTCCTATGCTGATGCATTATCTAAAACAGATAGCCAACAATCAACTTGGCTTCCTGTGGATTTAACTTTAACAACATCGTTATTATCAAGAACGACCTTGCCTTGTATTATTTCTACAGATCCCGATTTAGGAATACTAATATCTTTTGCAAGATACCTATCTCCATCTGAACCTGCTGTTATATAAGCAGATACAGATGCATTACTTAATCCAGTATTAGATATAGTCATACCTATAAGTATATCTGCTTGTGCGGCATTACTGGCATTGCTCGTATGTATTGTTTGAACAGATGTAATCCCACTAGCGTGGTATCTTTCAAAAGAAGCCATAATTATCCTTTATACTGAGGTATCATCGAACAAGGCTATTACAGTACATTCAACTGTGCTTGTTGATGAAATTGCATGAATACTTCCTACCAAAGTGGTTGTTAATCTTGCATACCAAGTTTCTCCTGCACCAATATAAATATTTCCAGCCGCCGCCGCCGCTGTTCCTGCGGCAATATTTAAGTAAATACTTCTATCATTGGTGTCGTGATTTTGTATTAATAAAAATGCAACTGTATCTGAAGCATCTACTGTTTGAGGTACTGTGCTGTCAGCAAGTGCTGTATAGCTTAAATAATGTCCTCCAATCAAATCGTTTGAAGAATTAGTTACACTGGTGAGTTTATGATACCACTTATGATTTGCATCAGCAGGAGCCAATGTCATAGAACCTGAAATAACTTTTGCTATTTTGTCAGGAAGCACTGTCGCTTCTAATGTTATGCTTGCGTCATTTGCCATATAATCTCCTTATTGTTTAACCACCAAGGGCTATTGCCATTGCTATTGAAGTTGCTTGTGCTGTTGCGGCTGAAGTAGAAGCTTCCTCTGCTGAAACTGATGCTTCAGAAGCATATGTTTTTGCTGATTTGTCAGATGTACCATCAGGACTAGAACTATCTGTTGCCCATGCTTTTGCTGAACCACCTGTTGCAGTAGAATCTCCAACTGCATATTCTTTTGCACTATAATTTGATCCTGAAACGGCAGTAGCACTTACAAAAGATCCACCTCCTAATGCCCATTGTTTCGCAGAACCATCAGTATTTCCTGATTGTGTTCCAACAGCCCATTCCTTAGAAGAGTATACACCTGATTGTGCTGAAGGACTAGCATCAGAAGTGTTATTTGTAGCACCATCAAAATGCCTAACTGTTCCTGCTGTTCTAATTGCATAATCTTCTGCTGTATCACGATGATCTAAAGCATCATTTCGATAAGTATCAGCAGTAGTAGCATAGGTGTCAGGATCATAGGTAGAAACTCCAATATCACCATTTGCGTCAAACCTTAATGCTTTATTGGCACGTGATGTTTTAGAAGCGACTACAGTAGATGCTCTTTCACGTGCAGTTCCAAAATCTGTACCACTAACTGAAGCTGAATTGAATTCTGAGTCAGCAAGTGTACTTGAAAAAACGATATTTCTGTCAGCAACATCACTTAATTGCTGAATCTGCATCGTAGAACGATCCAAAGACTGTTCTAGTGTTTCTGCATCAAAAGTATCGTTATTTTGATAGTTGGAAGGTTGTGTGTAAGGTACTTCTCTGGTAACAACAAGGGAATCAGAAGAAGTTGCATATGCTAGGGTACTGCTAATAGTCCATCCTGAAGCTATTAAAGTAATAGTTATATCATTACCAGTACCAGCATTTTGAACAGTATAATGAGTATTTAAAGTTAGATAGCCTGAAGCACTCATTGCAGTTGAAGTATCACCTACGGTGACAGGAGTGCCACTACCTGATGTTGCTTTATTCCAATAAACTTTAACATCTGTTGCGGCTAATACTTTAATCCCTGTAGCAGTATCAGGTCCAGCATTGCCATCACCAACATATGAAAATCTAGCTGTTGTAGTTGTAACTGTCATTGGCCTAATCCGTACATCCCACCATAAGGAACTAAGTTGGTAGGTTCTGTTATTTCAAAGTAAGGATTACCTTGGAATCGTGCAAAGTCTTCAAGACGTTCTGCATAACCGGGGTTCAAGTAATCCTGTATTTGCCAGTTTAAAGCATAGTTAAGTCCTAATTCAGCATAGAAAACATTCATAGGCAACAAATTTCTCCTAACAAGGTTCCACATTTGCGGTCCTGCTTCCTGATCATTCCACATTAGGTCAATTACTTCCCATGTGTCTTTCAGGGTGGTATATGTTGGTCCTCCTATTACTTCATCTACATCTCTATGATGATCATATAATGATCCTAATATAATATCACCATAATATACAGATAAACCACTTGTTGCAAAAGACTCTAACAGAACTTCAGGATCATATGGATTTGAAGGTTGTTTCCCTGCTAACAAATCTTTTACGGCTAATGAAGCATATCCAACAAGCAACATAGGTGTCAAGTGCAATACCGAAGGTAATCCCATTTGTGCAATACGTGGATAGATACGCATAGCAGTAACCATTTGAGTTGTTCTGAACTGCATAAACAACTGTGCAAATGATCCCATTATGGTTCCACGCTGGAATGTACGCATAAAAGTCGCTCTTTCTGCGGCTCCGGGTTCAGGAACAGCAGTACGAGCTTCATAGGAGTACATAGTTGCAATTCTATCGGCAAGCCTATCTATTTTATCCCCTGCACGTTTTCGTTTTGATCTGATCCAATCTGAAGTCACCCAACGATGGTCTGCATTTTTTATTGCATTGATGGAACCACCGGGATGATCTGTGAGGATTTCACGTAACGAATACGACCCAACCTTTTGCATCTCACTCCACAAGTCTGGAGTAATATCATATGCATCTAATAAATTTTTAAATCTAGGATTAAGATTCTTATATCCTATATTAATATTATCAGCCATGTACTGTGACAATACTCTGGAGTATGCGGTCCTCCAGAAATCGGTCCATTGATTCAACCCAATAATATTAAAATAGCTAGATACCATCTTATGTATTTTGCCCGGAACTGTATCCAGCATCATCATTCGTTGTGCGGCCGCACCAATAACTCCGTCAAAGCCTGATCCAAGGTATTTTAAAACAAAGGTCTTTTCTTCAGGAGACATCCCTGAAAGCATCTCTTGTGCAGACTTAAACAAACGCCCATACGACTCAAAAAAGCCCATTCCATGAGTATTTAAAACTAATGCTGAATTAGGTATATCGTTAAACGAAGTTATTGTTGCTTTCCCTAATTTGGACATTGCCTGAACACTCATCACAGTATCAGTCAACTGAGCCATTGTAGGATTTCCTACAATAAATGATTCTCCTGATATTGTTTTATAAGCGGAAATGAGTTGGTTCTTCTGCAAAGGATTTAGCTTTTTACCATCAATTCCTTCTTGTAAAAGCTTTCTAAACAACTTTTCTGGATCACTGCCAAAGAAACGAAGTAATGCAATCTTACTGTCCATTACGTCCATTCCTTGGAATATAGCCCTAATAGGATCTTGATAACCAAATTCTTTTTGATATTCCAACCATGAATCTGCATCTTTAAAATGCAATTCACGATGTTCGGACATTACATCAGCAAGTGGTTTGTTTTGCCGTGCTGTAGAAAAATCCATTTCATCAGCAAACTTGGTAATATGATCAAACTTTTTTTCAAGAAACTGCTGTTTATTAGTAACTCCGGGACCAAAAGTTTTCTCATGGTCTAAATACCCCATCATCCTATTTGTCCAATAAGGCTTTCCTTTTGCCTTCATCTGGATGTGATTGTGGTATGTAGTAGCCAAATAATCGTCTCTCCATAAAATTGGAACGCCATAAGACCTAGCCTCTAAGACCTGTGCCATTCTTTCTTTATGGACCAACGTAGCGAGTTTGTGGGCAAGTTTGTTTTTGCTCTTTGATTTGGTACTCCATGGGAACAATTCTTTACTAAAATCTCTGACAAATGCTTGATCTTCAAATAATTGCCTTAACTCTTTGTCGGTTAATCTCATCCCAGCAAGAATTCTTCCTTCTCGATCTAGCTTTAATCCCTTACCTAAAGTACCTACAGAGTAAATTCTGCTTTGCTTAAAACCCTCCACACCAGTAAGGATTTTCAGGAAATTAGTAAACCATGTACCTTTTTCGCTTTCTAATTCTTCACGAATAAAACCTTCAACTTCCTTATTTCTTGTTCGTGAAATAGCTTGGGCTTCTTCAATGCTTCGATGATAGGCTTCTTGAGAATCTACATATTGCTTTAGTTTGGTTCTTTCAACACCTGTAAGCTCACGGATCATGGCATCTGCATCCTGAGATGTCAGCCCATGTACTTCCATTAACCCTTGTTTACAATCTACTTGCATTTTCCTCTAGCAATATTATTTTCCAACCATCTATAAGCATCTGTATATAGTGTTTTTACACCTTGTCCTGCTTGTTGCATGGTTTCATCTGCTTGCACTTGCTTTTTAATCAATGTCGTAAAGGTTTTTATTTTTTCATCAATCAAATCCATAAACCCTCTATTTTTAGGCTGTTCGTCTGCCATAGAAGGTCTGCTTTTTATCGAACCAGTAGGGTCTTTTATCCTACGTCCTGATCCTGTCGGTTCTCCACCTATATCAGGTTCAGTAAACTTTTGAGCACCATTTCTTTCATTGTGAGCATTTGCTTCAGGGTAATTCATATACTCATCACCCTTAATTTTCCCTCTTGAAAGGTCTACAGTACCATCTTCTCCTAATTGACTAACTGCTTTTGCTGTATTAAACAATCTTTGTCCTACAGGTAATTTAGCAACCAAACCTCCTACTTTGGCAACACCCATAAGGCTTGAAGAAAGTCCTGTAGCAAGACCAATACTTCCCAGCATCATTGATTCATCATAACTTTGTTGAAATAAATGGCGTTTATGTGAATATATCCCCTGAAAAGCTGTTTCAGCTAATCCTCCTGCCAACCCTGCTTTAAAAACATCCTTAATTGGAGCAGAAAAACCTCCTGCACGTGCAAATCTACCCATTTTCATCACTTGTCCTGCAAGTCCAGTAAAAGGAGCAAGAACCAAAGGATCAGTAAAACCTGTAAAAGCAAATCCTCCTATTGCTGGTCCTGAAAACATTGAGACATTTCGCATCCAATCAGCAAACTCTCTATCACGATCTAAAGCTTTCTTAGTCATTCTCGCCTGAGTACCTGTCATGCTTTCATCCCATTCGATTTCAGGATCATAGTATGGCGAAACTTCCCATTCTTCTTTGGTAATTGGTTCCTCAAATGCACCAGATAAATGATATATAAGAGTATCACCTAATACTGGTATAGTTGTTTCTCCTAATCCATATCTGGCTGTTTTCCCAAATACAGCAAATGGGCTAGGTTCTGCAACTTCAAACTCATCTGTTGCCACATCCTCACGTGCGTAAGGATAATCGTAGTACATCATTTGTTGGCTTCAAATAAACGTGGAACACTGGGTCGTGATTTCCAAGTTCTGCTGGGAACAGCGTTTTTAATTTCTCCTTTAAAATGCATAAAATGAGCACCCATTCGTTCAAAAGCTTTTCCTGATTTTTTGTCTCTGTACCAATCCATAAGCGGTTTGGGTAAATGCTTTTTGATTTTTGCTTCTGGAGTACCTTCGTATGGAATAATTCGAGTATTGTTGGGATCGTAACCAAGTGAAAGAGTTCCATACAAATCCCATAATGCTTGTCCCACATTTTGTTCAGAAGTATCAAGCAAACCAGCCATTGTGTGAGTAAGGAATCCGTAATTACCTTGCTCTAAATAACGCTCGTATTCGTTTGCTAAAGTTTTCATTCCTTTCATGGGCTTGCCATTCATTTCCCAATCTTCATCAGGCAATACCATTTGTATGTATTCATGACTATTAAGGTCATAATTATCTGCTGTAACTCTTAAACCATTTTCTTCCATATAGTCATAAACCCTACTTTGATATTCTTTATATACTAAATATTCAAGTAAGCCATCTTCGCCAAAAGTTCTTCCCCAACCTTTCCACCAGTAGCCATGAGCCGCATGACTACGTGATTTGCCTTTATTGGTATTTGCATATTCCGCAATCATTTTTTGTCGAGCAACAGGATCTTCCATTTTATAAAGAACTTCAGTCATCAACTGAAACATTTGATGTTTTGAAGGTTCTTTTAGGTCTTTCATTGGGTAATCATCTCCCCAAGGCCAAAATGGAACCGTTACCCCAAAAATATTATCTTCTCCATAACGCCAAGTTGCTCTTTCATCAATGTTTTCAACAATTTCTTCATACTCAGGAATTGCAAGTAAAGTATCTAGGGAATCGCCAGCAAAGAAAGTTTTACCAAGTTGATTTTCATTTATTCCACCTTCATGAATAAAACCAATGACTTTACCTCTTTGGGAACCTCCTGTTGTTGACATCAATGCTAAACCAATTCCCTCAACATTATTTCTAGTGTCATTTCTAAAAACGTAATCAATTGATCCTCCCGGTAATTTTAGTACACGATTAACTTCTTTTTGAATCCAATCTCCTGTCATCATTTGCCCATTAGTTAAACGAATATGATAATTTTCAGGATTTTGAAAAACTTTTTCACGGATACGTGATTCCATTGAATTTATTGCAATTCTTGCACTGTCACGAGTAACGTCTAGTCGATCTGTTTGATCACGCAAAAGCTTAATGGTTGTTCCAGCCCCAGCAGAAGCACTATTGTCCTGTTTAATCATTAAGAAATTACCCTTATATATATCATTAAAGGTTTTCCTAACAGCATTCTCTGGTCCTTGTTCTCCAGTGTAACCACGCATAAATTCTGCGTGTCCTAGTCTTGCAAGGAAATTGGTATGAACTGTTGATTTTGTTGCTCCATCGTCAACTCCACTTAATCCTTCTCTTATTTGAAAATTCAAAGCATGAGTATAAAACTCTGCTGGCGTTGGTCTTTTTACTTGTTCCAATTGGAGTGCTTGTGCAATTGTCACCCAATCTTCAGGAGTTAAACGTGTAAAATTCATGTAAGAATTAGAATCAACTCCTTGCCCTAACTCCATCAATGCACCAAATATTTGTGTGTCAGGGTTTCTTAGCAGTTGCCTTAATGCTTGTGGAAGGTACGTTTCTCCAAAGTGGTTAGGATAATCTTCTGTAATAAGCTTTTTAAGAAGGTCAGCGTTACCTGTACCCATTACTTCTATTGTTTTATTTATCTTTTCAGGAGAAATAATATTTACGGAATTAATGTCTGAGTTTGGCATCAATCTAGGCAATTCTGTAAAAATCTGATTGTAATTGCCATATTCCCAATTGTCTGGATCGTTAAAATTGCTAGGAAATGTGGCTCCAGCAATGTCAGCAAACTTTTTGTTTACGTTTTTGAAATCATTTAATTTGGATTCAGCGAGCCTTTCTACTGAATCTCTTACAGTTATTCCGTTATATGTTGTTAATATATTATTTAATGATTCTGTCCATATACCTTTATTTTCATTCCTAATATCAGAAAGTATTTCTTTTACTTCTGTTTTATTTGGATTGCTTAACAATGTTTTGAATTTAGGAACAATCCATTCCAAATAGTTTTTAAGTCCTAATTGCTCTTGATAAGAGGCATCATCTCCAACCCAAACTCCATTTTTAAAAAAAGGATTCCCTTCTTCTATTCTTAAAGTTGGAAGGTCTTTTAAGTCTACATCGTCTAATCGGTTTTTTAACTCTTCTATTATTCCGGGATCTTTTTGATTAACAATATCGTCTGCAATACCAGTAATAGTTTCTACTATTCTTTTAGTAATACCATTTAACTGTTGTTTTACGGCAGGATCAAAAGTCTTTGTTGATTTTGAACCTCTCCAAGATGCTATCTTGCTTGCAATCCAATCATCTGGAAGCAAGTGGAACAACATTGGTTCATTTTTTTTGCTGTTTTGTGCTGTTCTTTCTTTTTGTTTTATAACAACTTTGTCTTTTTCAACATTTTCAATAATGGCACTAGGATTATGCTGGAGTGTAGCAATAAACAATGCTCTTTGTGCTGATTCTGCTTGAGCTTTGTCTCTATCAGTAACTCCTTGTAATGCACCAGTATATGCCTGATATAGAGAAGAAAAAGATGCTTCTTTAACTATTCTTTGACCTGTTTCTGAATTTAAAAAAGTTAAATAGTCACTTGGATTTGGATTCCTTAATTTATGTGATATTAAAGCACCATCTGCCATTGATTCATAAAGTCTATCTTCGTAAAACTTTTTCCTTTGATCAGTTAGTGTTTTATAAGGCTCCAAACTATTTAAGAAATCAGTTCTTAT